TCTCCTCGATGGCGTCAAGCTGCTCTTGTTTCCTGCCCTTCTTGTACGCTTCGGTTAGGTCAACAAACTTCTGGAGGTATGCGTCGTTTGCCCCGCGCAATCCTTCTAGGTTGCGAAGTCCCTCAATGCCGTCTCGACCAGCCGTTGTCATTACAAGATCAGCGTAGCCACGTGAGTTCTCGACCGCAGTGCGGGAGAGTGGAGCCTTCAGCGCATCGGTAATGACGTACTGCATGGAGCGGTTGACGCCAGTTCGGAGAAGTTCTGGGGCAGACCCTCCGACTCTCTTAGCAATGTTTTCTGCCTCTACAAACGTACCCATTCGCAAGACGTCCTTGATCGCAACCACGGTGTCTCCGCGAACGATTTCCTTGAGCTTGTCGATTGGCCGTCCGCCTGCGCGGTATGCGCTACCGAGCAAACCAAAGCGCTTAGCTACGGCAATCTCCATCTTGTTCATGCCTTGGGACGCGGCAATCTCAGAGAAGCTCTTGCCAGTTATCTGTGAAACATCTTGGATACCAGCAATGCGCTGGCTGGCGCGGAAAAGAGACCCGCCCTTGTTGAGTGGGTCTACATAGATTTGGGTAATAAGGTTTGTTGCAAGGTCGTCACCAAACCAGTTGTAATTCCTGCTCATGAAATCAATGGCCTCGTCTGGCGTGGCCCCATTGTCGAGCATCGATTTCACTGCATTTGGCAACTCGTCTGGATCGGTCGAAAGAAGGGTAGCAACAGATGACCCGCCAGCCGTTCCCCCAATAACTTTACCAGCAGACCCTAAGAAGCCAAGCTGTGTTGGGCCTCCAAGCCTCCCTGCGGCCACGACGCCAGCTCCCATGGCTGCAACTTCCGCTACTCCGTATGCCCCTTTTGCAAGGGCTTGTGTAACAGGGTCTCTTCCCTCAAGAGACTTTTCAAATGCAAGTTGATTTGTAAGGCGCTTTGGATTAAATGGGTTGGACGCAACGGTAAACCAATCTCCAAATTGCTGAAGGATGTCCTTCTGCTTTGGCAGGTTTGGGTAGTCTTTGCGCTGAATGTAGCGCTCGATCTTTTGCTTGGCTTGCGGCTTGTAGAGAAGCTCTTGCCCAAGAAAATTTAGACCTTCGCCAAGCGCACCAAGGGCTGGTCCAATAACTGGAAGTCCGCCGACTGCCTCAACAGCGCCACCAACCGCTCCACCGACCTGCTCGCCGAGCATGTTGGTGTCGTAGTAATACGTTCCAGTCTGCCGCTTTGGGCCAGACAGGTCGATAGAAAGTTTACCAATGCCAGCAGTTGACTCTTGTGTCTTGCTTGGCGCAGAAATCTGCGTCTGTCCAAGGACGACCTTGGACGAACCTGCTGCTCCGTCTCCTAGACGGTCAAATGGACTCTTCGGCATTTGTGCCCTTTCTTATCGCTTAATTGGGCTGGTTGGTGTTCGCCCGCCGATTCCCTTTATTGGGGTTACCTTAGACGGGGCTGGAAGGATATTCAAAGGCTCTCGCTCGCCAGCCCTAAACTGGTTCTGGGCTTGCTGCTTTTGTTCTGGTGTAAAGATTCCAGAAATTGGAGTGTTTCGGAATGCGTAGGATGTAAGCTGGTCTGCCCGATAGTTGTCTCGCATCGACGGAGGAAGGGCAATTGATCCTCCTCGAGTAGACGGAACGCCAAGGATTGAGCTTCCGTACTTGTCGGTAATAAGCTTTGCGTACGGTGACGTTCCAAACGCACCAACCGCAGTTTCAATTTCTTTTGAAACAATCTTGTCGATTGCGTCTGGAGTAATATCGGTATTATTCCTAATATCTTCAATCCGCTTATCAAGTCCGCTTGTCAGAGCGTCTTTTGCTTCGGTTACGTTAGGATCTGCCTTGTTGATTTGCAGGTTTCCAACAACATACTCTGGGGTTTGGACAACTTGGCTTGCACCAGTGGTATCGGATACTGCACGTCGTTGCGTGTACTTAGCCTTAAAGTCATTGTAGGTAATAACTTGGCCAGAGAACGGATCGTAGTTTCTCTTGTACAGGGTTCCGTCAAGTCCCCGAATCATGAAGTCTCCGTTTCCAAGGTTATAAATTGTTGCCTTGTCAACAGTCTTGGTGTCGTCTGTTGGGTCCAACCCAACGATTGCCGTACCAGTAACACCGATAAACTTCTTCTTACCCGTCGAAATATCTAGATAGCTAAGAGCATCTGTGCTATCTGGGTTAACTGCGGCACCGTACTTCCACTTGCCGTCTGGGCCAATGTAGGCACTAAGGATCTTCCCGCTTTCGATCTCTTTAGCCGTTGCGGCATCTCCGCCAGCAAGGTTGAGGACTCCCTCAAACGTGCTGTTGTACTGCCCAGTAGCTGGATCATATTGCTGACTGTACGGATTTGCAAGGTCCCACGCGGTCAAGCCGTCGATCTCTGGAATCTTGCCCTCTCGCGCCTGCTCGAGGTAGCTAAGTGTGTTCTGGTGCACTTGAAGTTCTGTTGGGTTAATGCTGGACCCGTATTGGGCGAGCAAGTTTTTGTACTCTGCAATCGTTTGGTCAAGAACTTTAGTGTTCTCGATTGCTTCTCCATTTGTTACTGCAGTCTTATCTGACCACTCGGCAAATAGAATCGCGGCATCGTCAACCAAGGTGTTTCTGCCGTATCCCTTTGAGAGCTTGTTAAGTTCTTTGTATTGGGCAACCCCAGCCGCCTTTGCGGCCTGCATAAGTGAGTTGCCGCTTCCGAACATAAAGCTGACAAACTTGTCTCGGTTCATGAAGCCATCGGTCCCCCGAACTGAGGCTGGGGCTGCTGAATAGAATCGGTTGACATCAATCTGGTTTCCAGCAAACGCCTGAAGCGTGCCGTAATTTGAACCAAGAACCTGGTTAACCTGCTTTAGGAACTCGTTAGCATCTTTGTTCATAGTGTTAAGGCGCTTAGTTGCGGCTTCCTTGGCAGCAATAGCACCAGCATCTTTGATCTTTTGCGACACGTCGTTGAGTCGTGTTTGAGCGTCAAGTGCGGCATCGATTCCAGAGACTACATCCCCGTTCTCATTAACCTGAGCAAGGCCTTCAGCCGCCATAGCAGTAACTTGATTTGCCGCCCACTTCCTAAATACACGAAGTTGGGCAAGGTATGCGTCAGAACCATCTGCAGCTGCGTTTGAAAGTAGTTGATTTTGCTGCTTGAACTCCGCATCGTATTTCGATGTTACGACCTTAGTAAGGATTTGCCTGTGCTGGGATGAGCCCTTTTCGTATTCGTTTAGAGCCTCTTGGGTCTGCGCAGCAAACGTTTCCCCATCAATTAGTCCGCCCTTATACTTTTCACCGACTCGGTCGACAAGCGTACCCAAAGCATTAAATAGCTTTGACCTCGCCTCGCTCTGCAAGTTAGGGCTTTCTGCCCCGTCGGCCTGTTCACGTAAAAACGCAATATAATCTTTTACAGATTCCGTGTCGGTTGGATCTGCGTTAATTGCGTTGATAAATCCTGTTTCGATCCGCTCGTTCTCTTCTTCGTTAATGCGTTGAATGTTTTGGGTTATTTGGTCTCGGTCGGCCTGGGTAATCCAGGAGTTTCCAAGATATTCGCGCAGGTATGAAATCACATAATCCCTAGTCGGAACGCCCATGCCTCGGAAGTCATACTGGTTCATGTATGCGTCAACAATGGCGTTAGCCTGCCGCGTCATCTGCGACCGCATAAGGTCGTAGACCAACTGCGACAGGTTTGACCCGCCAGTTCCCCCTCGTGCGAACCTACCTACTCGTGCCATTAGACGTTCTCCTCAGTTGCTACTTGCGGTTCTGCCATTGCAACCCCTGGTTGGGCGTTTCCTGGAACCGATTCCGCTGGCGGATTACCTTGCTGTTCTGGCGAATTCATTGCCTCAGTGCCAGTAGTTGGCGGATTGAGGGTCCGTGAAGCGTTCATGCTTTGGGCGGCCGCGTCCTCCTGGCCAGGCATCGCTACGCCAAGCTGGCGGAACACTGCAACCAAGTTGCCCATGGTGAGCACAGAGGCTGGATTGAGCGTGGCGTCCGTCTGCTCCTCGCGGATGACTTCCTTCTCGCCCTCTGGGTCCTCGACGCCAACGCGATCCATTGCGCGCTCTGCGCTCCAGATTCGATTCTGCACAAGGTTGATTGCGGTTTGAGCGAGCTCGAGCGTGTCTCGCGGCGTGAGCTCTGGTGGAACAATGTCGATTCGGTATTCGCCGCCAAGGATAAACTCAACGTCGCGGTCCTTAGATGACCAAAGCTTTCCAGTCATCTCCCACACCTGCTTAATCCAGGAGTAGAGAATCTTGCGCTTTGGGGCAAGACGCGCTTCGTAGTTGGCCACAAGCGACGCGATAGCACGGGACGAACCAAGAACGCTGGTCGGCGCAAGGCCGAGCAGCAGGTCGTTAAGGCCCGTTACAACGGCAATTTCTCGGTCGATGCGGCGGTTGTAATCTTCAACCTGGAACTGCGGAACGAACGGAACAATGGTGCGGATTTCGTTGCCAGGTCCAGGAGTGGCAATACGGTTTGGCTTTGGAATTGCATTCGGTGGTACCTCGTCAGGCGCCTCTGCGCCGACAAGCTGCCACATCTGCCCGCCAACGGTTGAGTGGATCATCTGGGCCTGAGCGCTCATACGCTCGTCCTTCTCGCGGAGCAACTGCTCCACGTCGTAGAGCTCTGGCTTGCCGTACGGACTGCCAGGGATGCGCTGGTTGATGAGCGGAATGTACGGGATCATGCCCTCGTACTCTGGGTGCTCTTCGTTCTTGACCATTGTGTTGCCAACAAAGATAGAGTTGCACACAATCGGCGGCTTTCCTGGCTCGGTCGGCTTCTTGTACCAGTAGTCATAGACTTCAACCTGCTGGAGCTCATACTGCGAACGGTTGCGCTGTGGGTTCTTCTCCAGGTTGTTGCGGTACACGCTTGCCAGCGGGTCGTCGTGCGTTGAGGATGTCGTGTACAGGAAGGTCGACGTGCCGTGATGAACTGGCACTACGTCAATGCCAAACTCCTCCTTGGCCGCCTGCGGCGATAGGCCGTAGACGTAGAGCGACCAGTCGATGCGTCGGAAATCTGACGACCCGTACCCAAGGTATAGATTCTCTGGCGACTCAACAATGGAAACGCGAGGAATCTCAAGGTATGGATCCCAGTAGATCTTTGCTGCAGTGTGCCCGTAAAGGGACTTCAACGTACAAGCGTCCTCAAGCAAGAGGTCGAAATCATTTTCCTCCCACCAACGGAAGAAGAGCCGCTCACGCTCGGATGCGAGCGTACGCGACTCTGGGTCGGTGTTTGATGGGACGTAGTTAATGACTGGTCGAACAGCCTGCAGCGACGCAGGGATGTTGACATACGCGGGGTGCACGTTGACCGAGATGTGGGCGCGGCCAGCAAGGCGTGCGCTTGGATCTTCTGGCCAGTGGTCTGCACCGCCGAGCGTCATCGTCGTTGGGTGATAGAGATTGTCAAAGCGTCGGAACATCGAGCGCAGGCGTGCCTGCTCGGACTCCATGTCCGTACGGCGCATGAGCATCTGCTGGAACAACTTGACTTCGTCGACCGCCTCTGGGTCGAGGTTCATCAACTTCGCCTTGGTACGGACCATGTTGATTGCGGTCTCGTACTGCTCTGGGAGTTTGGCAGGAGCAGGCGCCTTCCTCTCAGTGACAGGGTCCTTGATGTCCGTGCCGAGCAACGGAATGTTAAGATCTGTAAACTTTACGCTGGTCTTGATTGCGCCACCACGGCGTACGCGCTGGTTCCTTGTCCCGCGAGGGGCCCTAGAAGTCCCGCCATTAGGCGTAGCAGGCTCGCTAAGCGACGTTACGAGCGGCTTGCCGCCTCCAAGGGGTTCAAAGAGTTGCTGGCCCTTAGAAATGCGCTTTGCCTTGTCGTAGGCCTTGCCGATGGCCTCAATCTGGGCAGGCGGCGCTACGGCGGGGTCGGTGGTGTATTGCCCAGGAATTCCCTTGGTATCCTGGAACGCACGTGGGATGCGACGAATCTTTGCCATTAATCAACTGCTCCGTAGTAGGAGAAGGTTGGGTTTTCTACTGCCTTCTCGGGATTCCTCAATGCGTGACGCACAGCAAGTGCGAGCGCCATGACTGCGTCTGTTTCCAGCTTCTTGTCATTGAGCTTGTACGCGAGGAGTTGCTTGCGCATCTCCATCCACGGGCCAATGCGTGGGAACGCGATTTGGCCTTTGTCGATAATTGACTTGAGATCATGTAGCATCTCAAGCTTCTTTGCCTTTGTTCCCCCGAAGTCCACCCCGCGAATCGGGCGGATCACGTTGAATTCTTGTTGGAACAACCGACCGCCCAGACCAGTGGAGTCAACGACGGTGGTGCAGAACGAGCGATCCTGATTATACAATAGGTGGCTCTCCCTCACCATATTAACAACGGCAGGGATAGTTTGCTTCCCTCCTCGTCGTCGAGCTCGGACGCCGCGTAGATTTTGGCGATCTGAATAGTCAACCGTGACAGCCCACGTCGAGTCGGCAGCAATACCAGGGTCGACTCCTTGCACGTACCGTCGTCCGACAGCTGGCGCAACGTCATCGGTAAGATCATCTCTGAAACACTTGTCCACTGCGATTGCCGAGAAGAAAGACTCTCTAGCCTCAATGAACTCTCCATCAATGTTCTGCGGGATAAGGTACGCATCCTGCTGGCGTAGGATAGCATCAAATGTATCGGCTGACAAGCCGTACCCGACGTTATCCCTTGTCGATAGCCTGAAGCTCCTGAACTGCGGGTCCCTCATCGGGTTGTTCGGGTCTCCCCGATCCCACAGGTCCGCGTAGAAGTTCTGACCCTCCGTTGGCGTTCCGATGAAGTGTAAGGGCCCGCCAGTAGAGAGCCGCCGTAGGTTCAGCACCTCTTGGTAGATCAAGTCCAGATAGGGCTCGAACGCTGCCTCGTCGAAGGAAATTCCGTGCATGTCTTTCCCAAGCAGCGCCTTGGCCTTGTCTTGCGTTGTTCGGAAGTGAATGTTTGCCCCGCCGAACGTTGGGTGAATCTTGATCCACGGATACTCCCCTCGGTACTTCTTGTCGTATGTTGCGATTGCCCCGATCTCCTTCGTGAGCGGGCAACCGTTCCCCTTCTGGGCTGGATGGATACCCTCGAGCATAATCGAGAGCTCCCTGTAAACTAGTTCTGCTGTCTCCTGCTGGATGCCGATATGATACCACTCATACGGCTGACTCATCCAACGTCGAGCGTCGTTGTCAGATCCGTCGGGGGATTTAGACCCGAGCTTGTAGAAGGCATGATGAAAACAGACGACCGCCATCGCCAGCGTTTTCCCCGCACGATTTCCAGCGGAGACGACGGTCGTGAGATATCTCGGTCTCCACCCAGATTCATCTCGCTCTGCACAGGCTTTCCACCATTTGACCTGTCCAGGGTTTCCCTGGATGCCAAGCCACCTGCGAGCAAAGAACTCGACGTCAGTGCGGCCGAGAGCCAAATCGTGTGCAATAGATCCTTGCGTGAGGTCAACTCGCAACCCTCTTGTCCTT